GTACCCGCCCCGTCGCACCAAATATCTAGCGTGTGGCCTCGGCTGGCCCGTCGATACCAAAGTCCATTCGGATATTTTCTCTTGCTTCTCCGACTCCCGCTCAGCCTCGGCTTCTTTCGTGTGGGCTTCCATCATCGGAATTTCCCACGCCCAATTACGCAGGTCGCTATAGTACGCCTCATAGTCTTTTTTGCTCGCGAAACCATAGTAGCCCTTAGACTTGCGCTTCTTCATCACACACCCCGACGCGGCAGAAGTGTTGCGCCCCTCCGACGAGGATGGGTGCCTCTTTCAATCATCGCTGCCATCGAATTTTTGTAAACCTTTGGCTTTGCGGGCTCGGGGCGACGGCGCAGCCAATCAATCCCGCGTTGCCAGCCAACTCCAAGTTGGGATGCCTTAAGGCGCATCTTTGCCACCTCTACCTTCAAATCCTCGTCGCGCAAATCCATCGGCGTTATCTCCCGGTTGTTAGCGGCGGCCCTTCTTCTGGAAGTACTGCGTCTCGACGTACCACATCACCAAGAGTGCTCCGACGATACCGCCGAACACGCCCATCACAAAGGACAACAACCATTGTAGCATCGTCAATCTCCCATCAGTGCGAACAAGCAAATGACGATGCCGAGCGTGGCGCCAAGACTGGCACCGATGACGCCAACCCCGGAAAACACGGCAAGCGAATAGCTGATCATGCCGCTGGCTGCCGCCAGCAGAACCAGAAGACCGATCATCTTTTACATCTCCAAGATCGTCCGTTGTTGGTGTATCTCTTACCCTTACCTCTACAAATATCACCCCGCTCGTACTCACGTTTCTTAGTTCTTACTTTCTTTTTTGGTGGTTCCGGCTCCAGATATGGATGTGGAGGTATCTCGTCTGGAGCTCGATAATTGCGTGTTGGAGGCGGAGTGACGGTAACCCGCGGCTCCGGCTTCGGTGTAGCGATGATTGGAATTGTCTTGACTACTTTAACGTCAGGTGAACGTTGTTCAGGAACTAATTGTGGTGTTGGTTTAGCAATCAATGCTGGGCGAGACATCCGTGTTGTCGCGCCAATCGTAATGGCTGCCAGTATAGCAAGAGCCACTGATGCTCCAAGAACGAACGGTAAACGTGTAATCACTTGAGGGCCCCGTTATGCTTATAGCATATAGTGAAAGGGTCCTTGATGCAAGTGTTATTTTTGTAAAGAGAATTTAACCCATTCTTTGAACCACATACGGTAAGTTTCCCAGTCGATCTCTGCAATAACTTTCATTTGATGCCCGGTTGGAAGAGGGATCCAGACGTAGGTTCTGACGCGCCAAGGTTTCTTATTCTGTCTATAAGCAAGAACAGGAATCGTGTTAGTTTTTTCTGCGTCATTTACACATTGTTTCCACCAAGTATTGATACTGAGAGTCTCTTGCCGTTTGACTTCAACCGAAAGACCAAAGCAGTTGATCAGATCCTGACCCCCGATAGCAGTCTGTATCTGGTTTCGTTGAATAGTCTGCATTCCTGCAACACATTGTTCATTTGGATAACCTAATTCTTTCATTGCACAATAGATGCAATAGTTCATTGCATCGGCAACTTCCCGCTCTCCAGTCTTTCCTTTATTAACAACGTGAATCATCCTGTCTCCTTCATGGGTTCTGGTTCTTCGACCTCTGCACCTATGTCAATCAATATACGATGTGCTTCTTCAATATACCATTCATAATCTATATCGGAAGGTAAGGAAGTGGGCAAGATCATTAGCTCCCTTGCTCCATCAGATCTCGGTACTTTATTTCCAGACATGATATAGACTAATTCCCCTTCAACTCCAGTTGCATAGTACCATCTGACAGTGCGCCCGACATATTCGTTTCCTGATTGCTGAACCCGGGCAGCGCCCCCTCTAACAGTACGAACGCTAACAAACTTCGCCACATCAGTGCAAGCTCGTATTGTGTCTTCAAGCGGAATCTGTTTTGTGAGATAGTCGAGTACTGCATCTAAACAGATTTGCGATGTTGGATTTTTATGGAGTTGTTCAGCAGCGTACTCAGGTCTTCCATACGCCCCTTTAGATTTGATCTTTTCATCAGTCTTAATTGCAATGTAATTATTGACATCTCTAGAATATAGAGCTTTGAATTCTGATCCCTCGGTTTCGAAACGAGTATCAAATTCCCAAGTCTTAATGATTGCTTTCATTCTATCTTGAAGATGACGTGGGCATTTGATGACGATACCGTCTGTGTTAGCACTGACAACACGGATACCAGCAAGCTCCAGACGTTCGATTAGAAGCAGAAGCGTTAATTGCCCTGTAAGTGTAACCTGGAATAAAAGGTCTGGTGAATAAATGATGGAGTGCATATTACCCATCTTACCAAACACTCCGTTAACTACGATCTTCAAGGAATCAGCAATCGGTTTATTTCCAATTCTTTTTGCTTCGATACGCTTATTGACAATAGATCGATAGACTGAAAGAAACGGATCGCCAAGATGTTGTGGTGCTAATTCTAAATTCAGAATAATAAAAGGATAATAAGAGGTTACGTCTTTATCGAACAATAGAAATTGATCATCTGCCACATGGGCAACAGTCTGTTCCGAACTGTGTAGACCTCCAATGCCCATTCGATATATGGAACCGTTCATTTCGATCGGAAGATCTTTAATCTCTTGAGGCATAGTAACAGATCCGTGTACATTGACAATGAATTCAGCATTCGCAACCACATTCAATGCGTACTTCAATAAGTTGGATTGAAAGTTAAGATAGTAAGGAATCTTATATCGATAGACTGTACCAACTGGAACTATCGGCTTAGTTGGAAAACGCCCTGTAATTCTTTTGAGTTCCCTATTGATAACAGCTTCTGCAATCTGTGCATCAGATTTTGAACGCAGATCGATATTGAATTCATTACTTAATTCATAACGTAGTTCAATCTGTTCACGTAAACATTCACGTAATAGTTTGGTATTGAGAGTGTCGTTGACGCAATACCAACGAACAATGGTAATCTGATCTTCAGTTAGAATGGTATCTGGGTGGAATGGAAGATCCTGCATCTTCCTTGCATGAAGTCTACCGGCATATGTCTTTAGGCTTGCGAATAGGGGAGCGACTTCTATCAGATCAATATGATCTACACCGAACTTCTTCACTCTGAATATCTGGTGAAGTTGATGTGGATTTACATTGTTCTTAATCAAAGCATCTGATACATCTTTTAATGTTGATTCGACTTTACCAGCACATACGAAATAGCAGATTGTTAGATCGTAGTCGATAGAATTAAATCCTACTGTAAGGCAATTAGATAGAATCCATTGTAACCCCTCTTTCATTTCTGGAGTCTTAGAGTCTAGATAGAAAACTTTACCAGAGACTACATGGGTGAATACTGCAAGAAAATAATTTGAGAATACTTCCACATCGACTATAAGTTCATCCCGACTTTCTTTGATATCAAGTAGATCTTGGTATGTTAAAAATTCAACAGGGAATGCTCGAGCTTCTTCAAGTCCAGGTAAATGATCAATCCAAGTCTGTGCAGGAGGGGTACGTTTCTCCTGTTGAACCTTTTCGGGTTTAGGCGGCGGAATGTCGTTCCAGAAGAGCCCCTCGACGGGATTCTTAGGCATTCTTATCCCAGTACAGTACGGGTTGCGTCTTTCAATTCTTGAACTGCTTTCGAGTACTGTTCTTTAGATGTATCGTACGCTTGGTGAGCCCGCTCCAACGCTCTTTCATCCGTAGCCAGTTTCTTCTTAGCTGTAAGCAGATTGTCTTGGATCGTACCGAGATCGATCGTCTTACTCTTGGTCATTGCTTCCTCCTTTGGATATTAAGATTTTCCAGTTCTTCTGAGTACAGTAAGCTCCGACTCGTTCTACATTCCAACCAATCATATATTTTACAATAGGAGCTGCTTTAATTACAACATGATTCTTTAAGGTAACCCCGGCATAAAAATGTGGAGCGTCAATTACAATGAACATCTAACCCCTCATTCCAACGATTGCACCGCGTAGATTCTTTCCAAAGAATAGAACAGGGTCTGGATAGCGTGTGAAGTCTGCTGTCTCTGCAACTCCTTCAAGTAGACGGAGCATCTTAATTTGATAGAGTCCAGAGATACCCAACCCTTCTATTTCATAACAAGCTCCGACTTCTTCCTCAAGATGTGTTCGAAGAAAGCCATCCTTAAGATGGACACGAGTTAGATCATCTGAGAATTGAGTTATACTATCGAGCGCATGATAGAGTCTTGGATCAATGGGGGTCGGATTACTTTTCTGATCAAGCACTTTACTGATGTCTGGCCACTGTGCCACATAGAGTTGGGTTCTGATCCAACGCCCTTCATTGTAATGAAAAGTGATAGAGTTATCGTCAAGCTGAAGATGGGAGGGCGGTTCCCCAACACGGATGATTTCTTTAACCGCAGTGATTGGAATGTTCACCACAAATGGAATATCGATCGCGAGCCAATACTCGATCAGACAGACGTTGTTGGTAGCAAAGGCTGACTGCCCCCGTAGCAGAATACCATTGGTCCATGGGCGAGATGCATCGTTACCAACGAAGTCACTAATCTTCTGGAAGGAATCAAGTAGTGCAGCCCCATTGATATCAACGAATCTTCCGGTCGGCTCTAAGTGTGGTGTATCACCTTCAATAGTCTCAATGAATGCACGGAAGCGCCCACTCTGTACTCTCAAGCGACCTTTTGGAGTTAGACTAAGGATGACTTCTTCTTCACAATTTGCAATCGCTTTGACTAATGGGATTGCTTTTGGAGTACATACTAGATCTAGTGGGATCGGACTAGAGATAGCAAGGTTACCATTGAATGATCTTACAGTACCCTTTTCGATACGGAAGTGAGTCATAGCGGGGACGAAGTCCTTTTTAGCTACCGCACCCTGCACAAATCGCAATTCTTTGAGCATCAGAATAGTTCTCTTACTCGGCCTTTGTAAATTCCACCATTCACTGCGTCGACCATAGCATTGATTACTCCATAGCTCCAGAGGTTGTAGGCAGCCCTGCTTTCATACACTTGACTAAGTCGTTCATAAGTAAATCCTTTATCTTCAAGATGCTTTAGAATAACATCTTGTTCGGTCGGAGACAGAGTTGTGGCGTGCTGGCCAGCGTCATGCCGTTGTGGGCTCTTTTCTGAGACGTTGATTGGGCCCCAATCTGGAGTTTGAATGCCTCCGAATGCAGCAGTTTGCACCCAAGAAGATGAGTCACAGCTATACCAAGGATAGGCTTCCATGATTGGAATAGAAGTGATACCAAACCCATGCACTTTGAGGCGCGGCTTCCCGCTGCCGTCGACTAGATACTTATCCCAAATCCTATCAAGCCATTTCATAAGCTGCATCGACGAACTTCCAACCATACCACCCAGAGTGATATATTCATAATTCTGAATGTAGTGTTCGAGATAACGTTCATCCTCCCCGGCATGGAAACAAGGAAGCGGGCGAACCCCACGGGCTTCCATCTCGCATTGATTTCTATACGTCTGAAGTGGGTCTCCAATACCGTCAAGTACTGACGCCATCACGATCCCATCTTCAACACGAAGGATGTCTGTATTACGTTTAATGTATTCACAGTATTCGGCAACTGAAAGTTCTACTCCGAGTGTGTAAGCAGAAAATGCGCCCGAGTCTAGAAAGACCTGAGTGTGATCCTCACGCATGGCGTCAACGAATTTCTGTTTCTCGACGTAATGATATGATTCCAAAATATGCGGGACTGCATCGACTAATTTCTTTTCATGGTCAGTCAGATTGCGATATCGGCCGGAGTTTCCTCCAGCGCGATATCCGTTCGTGTAGATTGCAGCGAGATAGATCTGCATCTATTTCATTCCAAGGAATTCCGAGCGAGCTGCTTCTTCAGTCTTGAAGATACCTCGGAGAGCACTAGTGACAGTGTAATGCCCCTGTTGACATATTCCACGTGACTCCATACACAGGTGCCGAGCGCGTATAATGACACCACAACCCAAAGGGTTCAGCGTGTCATAAATGGCGTCAGCAACCTGGCATGTTAGACGTTCTTGAACTTGCAGGCGTCTCGAATAGATCTGAAGTAATCGACTGAGTTTACTCAGCCCAACGATAGCAAATTGAGGAAGATAACCAATAGTCGCAGTGCCAAAGAATGGAGCAAGGTGGTGTTCACAATGAGAATAGAATGGAAGGTCTCGAATAATGACCATCTCATCTACCCCCTGAGCTCCATCAACGAAAGTCTTAAGTACTTCGATTGGATCCATACTGTAGCCGGATGTCCAGAACTCCCAGGCCCGCGCCACTCGCTCAGGTGTTTCCTTTAATCCTTCACGATGAGAATCTTCCCCTCTAATATTCTCGAGGACACTCTTGAAAGCTGCGCTCAGATTTTCGCTCATGCCCCGCTCCATTGGTTTTAATTATAAACGAGATACTACACTTTTGCAAGCGGTTATTCCCATGGGAAAATGACCCATGTTTCAGATGATACTGAAAAGACAAAGTGATGCGGCATTAGAGCATTAGGTTTCTTACTGACAAGAACCGCCGCAGTACTGTGTGGCCAGACTGGCTGTATCGCTTCCATTGTGGTACCGGTGTCTAGGATATCATCGACTATTGTCACATGTTTGGTATCCGCGTTGCTCATAATGTGAGTTGGAATATTTAGAGTTAGCTTACCGCGCTTAAGATCTGAATTATAGCTACTCGCTTCAACCATAGTCATCGGTACGCCTAAACGATTTGAAAGCATTACAGCGGGAATCAAACCACCCCGTGCGATACCTATGATTAATTTTGTCTGACGCAGTTGTGGTATTAGATTGGATATTGCTAGCTCAATATCATCCCAAGATAGTCTGAGTTTATCTGCCATTATCCGGCTCATAGGTTGCTGAGTTGGCACCATGTTCACGGACTCTCACTTTCTGTAACCGCACTCTTGGGGTGTGATTGTGTTCATAAAGAAAGCGTTCTGCAGCTTGAAATGCCATCTTAGCGAATGCTTCTGTACCAGTAGCTTCAACGACTATTACATCAGCGATTCTTGATTCATTGAGTTGCATAAGAGCCTCGAGATAAGGATCATCACGAGCTATCAAAAACTTATGATCAAAATGTTCTTCAAGCCATTTTTTGATTGGTTTTAGCCCACCGTAGTTTATGACCCATCCATTCTCATCTAACTCGCTGCAACTGAATGTGAAATCAAAAGCAAGAGGGTAGCCGTGAAGATAAGAGCAATGAGATTTTGCTCGCCACTGACGAAAGCAGACTGATAAACCCAAGTTGTGGTCATAGGATTTCGTGCATGTGAAAGTCATCTAAGCCCCCTGTGAGTTAGCGTATTGAATGACTTCCGGAAGTTTATTAATCTCGAATGCAGTTCTACGCATGAAGCAAGGCCCGCATGTACCACAATGAACTGGTCCCGCGCGATAACAACTCCATGTGAGATGGAGTGGAGCTTTCAATTCATGCCCGTAAGCAACAATCTCATGTTTCATAAGATCCCCGACAGGCATTTTAATTCTGACATGCCTTCCATCACCTACTGCGAAAGGTAATAGACCATCAAACCGCTTTATGAATTCAGGTTCGTTATCGGGATAAGCGCCTGCTTCTTCTAGATTGTTACCAAGTACGATTGTACCGATTCCTTTAGCTTCAGCGAATGCGGTCGTCATTGCAAGCATCACAAGATTACGAGCCGGAACCCATTCATGTGCAAACTCGGCTCCTGCTTCTCCTCCTGCGATCGTACTATCAGAACGTAGCAATGGTGAGTCTTTTGGATCGTAGATATTCATTGGGATAAGATGTACTGGTACTCCATAATAATCAGCTACTGCTTGAATTGCTAATACTTCACGGGCTTCTGCGCGAGACCCATATCGATAATGAATTAGTTCAATCTCATATTTTTGTGCTTTCATTGCCGCCGCAGCTACAACACTGTCCATTCCTCCGCTACAAATGATGAGAGCTTTATTACCATAATCAGGATTGTTTATAAGAGGATGACTATAGTTAGTTCCAAAGGACCAACAAGAATAAGGTGTCATCATTTTTGGAGCAAAATTCGAAGGAAAATAATCAGCCGAACTTGCAAAGTAGATTGTATGATCTTGTCTTGTGTACCAGATGGGTCTGTAGTTACAGGCGGCCAATATCAGATCTGGATGATTGTCATGTGTGGCTAGAATTGCATAGCTTCCTTTGAGTTTAAGAATGACATCTCGAAATATTAATTCTGCATGTCTTCGATTTGTAATATCACCAGCAGCGGCAAGTAATTCAACAATCGCTGCACTATCAATTCTAGTTATATATTCTCCAGTTCGTAGTTCTTTATCATTTGCGATAGTTCCATTATGGACGATGTTCCATTTATTGAGTGAGTAAGGTTGTTGGTCCTGGTTAGTTTTATTCAAGACAAATTCTGTTGTAGGTTCAGCGCGGAAGTTACCAATCATAGTTCCAGAATTCTGGTTTCCTTCCCTAGCGAAGAGTGTACCATTTATCCACCATTTAGATCTTTCAATAGATTTATGGTTATGCTTTAATCCGTTACTCTGATTAATATGATATCCCCATCCGTCGCGTCCACGTTGAAGGCTCTTACTTCCAATGTAGCTGATATTCATGTTAATCAGATCGCGTTCAGCTTCAATAGTTCGATCGACCAGAGCTCCAATGATTGCACACATTCAGGGCGCTCCCACATATTTGTGAATCTGAAGTTGAAGTCTATATCCATGCTTCATACAGGATTCTTTGACCGCCACAATGTTGCGAGCATTGTGTTCAGGGTCTCCTGTATCCATGGGTTGTAGATAGATTGGCCTATCCCAATACTCTGGTGGACGCGCAAGCTGAGGACTAGCCGTGTGGCCGAGAGCGCGGATCGGAAGTCCATCTTCTGGATTCATACTGTCTGCATCGAGGACGTATTTCAGACAGCAGCAGTGGCGAAGTATTTCAGGATTGATCTTTCCAGTCTTTGGGCTACAGACAATGTAGACGCCGTGATAATGATCCATTCGGGGGTATTTAGAATAATGATAAAACGAACTAGGGGGAAGAGTTCCGTTCGATTCAATCTGAACGAGATGTCTACGATCGTCAAGATATTGAAGCAACTTAGTTAGATTCTGTCTGAAAGGTTCCCCGCCTGTGATGACTACAAGTCCTTTAGGCGCGATTAGGGAACTGACATATTCTGCAATTACTTCTGGATGTCCATGTCGGCGCCCCTGAGTGTATTCAGTATCGCATCCGGGGCATTGCAAATTACATCCAGCTAATCTGATAAAGACAGCAGGGAATCCGCTGAATGGACCCTCACCCTGAATGGTATAGAAGATACTATGAACATCGAGCAATCCCTCAGGATGCTCGATCGACTTCTCGATTGCTTGTTGGTTTAGCATGTCTCTCTCCGGGAGGTGGCCCCGGGGCTAAAGTTCCCCGGGGCAGGTTTCGGCGAGACGATTGGTTACGCGGTAGGCGCCGCTGGCTGTGGTGCCGGAGTAAGAGGCGCGGCCGGCTGAATGGTACCAGACAGACCGTGGAATTTCTTCCACCGAGGATACTCAGCCTTGACGTTGCCCTCGTTCAGCTCGCTGCCCTTCTGCATCTCTGCGCGGATTTCTGCCGCAGCGACAGGAGCACCCTTAGCCTGGGAAAGACGATCGAACAACGCCCAGGCCTTGCCGCACTCGCCTTCCGGATTCGGCCGACGAATTCCATTCTGCTCCGGCTGCTTCTGTTTCTCTTTCTGAGCGACCTTGGCAGCCTTCTGCTCATTTCGAGCAAGCGTCGCGGCTTCTTTGCGAGCCTGCTTTTCGGCTTTCTCCTGAGCCTTCAGAGCCTTAGCAGCTTCCTTGGCCTCAGCAGCCGCCGCCTTCTCAGCCTCCTTGGCTTCCTTGGCCTGCTCGCGTTGTAGCTTCTTCTGAGCAGCCGTATCGACTGCTAAAGGGGTCTGGGGTGCAGCGGGAACAGTACCAGCGGACGGAGGGGCAGCCCAAGCGGGTGAGTCAGTCATGGAGGATCTCCTTTACTCCTTGTTACAATGGAATAACATAATGCAAAGCGCCGGCGATTGCAAGGACTATTTTTGCCGAAAAATAAAGACAGAGTGGAGATTAAACTCCACCCTGTCTTAGTGTATATCAACTTTAGGAGATCATCTCCATTAGCTTGTCTTTGACTTGATCTTTCTTTTTGCCGGCTTCACCCAGCCAGCTATTGAACAAGCGAGAGTCCCTTGAGTTCCCCGCCATATGATCCGCCCAGTATGTGACTCCGTTGAGCACTCCCCATCCGTTTCCGGGAGTAGCTCCAGGAGCTTTTTCCGTTGCCCAGAGGACTTTCTGTAGCTTCGATGAACGCGCGTCCGGCTCATTGATGAGCTCCTCAACATTGTGTTGAGTACCGTTCGGCAGTGCAGGTTGAAAGAATTCTGCCAGCACGCGCACGGTATCATATTGGCTCATTTTTAATTGTTGAAGAGCCATAGCATCGAGTTCCATTCGAGCGATCTCATTTTTCACCATCTGCACGGAGGCCTTGGCAGCAGCGGTGTCGAAGTTGTAAGTGTGGTTCTGACGATACTCGGCATTCCTACCCTTAACTCCACCAGCCATCGCTAGCGTATTGGCGCATACGACTCGCACTGATGTGGTTCGGAAAGTGATGGACTTTCCAACTTCGTGTGGAGATACCAAAAGCATATAGGCTTTCACATGATCCCTACCCTGGAGAGAGAACCCTGCGGAAACGCGCGCCAGTGCCCACACAACCTTTCCGCCGCGGAGTGAACCAGCTGTCTCCAATGTACATCCACCAGCTTTCGTATACTCTCGGAAGAAGTTCATTGCATCCTTGTTCTGGAATGGACGCCACCCCATGCCAGTTACAGTCAGAATCCTCTTGTCCGTGGAGCGGACTAGAGCTTTCCGATCGACTGGTACTTGTTTCCCGTTGATGTTAATGAAGCACGGAACTTCTTCGACAGTCCAGTCAAGTCCAGCAGCGACGAGCATATCTTCGCAGGTCACGTGGCCTTCAACTTGATTACCAAGTCCATGCCAAGGAACTTGGTGCGCCCAAGCCATTGTTTCTACTTCGTGCATTGATAACTCCTTGATGTGAATTGCTACTGCCCCAGTATTAAAGCACAGACACCACAATGATGCAAGCCTTATTATATATCGTAGCACAGTTCTTTAGGGATTCCTCCGGATGGATAATTTCTTTTGAAATGAGTGAAATAAATATTATTGATGGTGTTAAGTTGATCAAAAGATGGAGGTTTTTGTTTTGAATAAACACGATTATGATTTCCATCGATATGTTTGACATCATCCCATTTTCCACATCCTGCAATATATCCTATGTTCACTATACAGTAATTTAGAATATATGGCCATTTGATAAAATCTTGCTCACGCACAAGTCGTTCTTGATGAAGACCTTTAGAATCAGCTCTGATAAATTTTTCAGTTCTGAGTACGGATATCCATAATTCTGGAGGATTATATTTAAGCCACGATTCTGGGTCTGGTTGAGTTGGTTTTCCATCAGCAGCCCAGAAACGAAATGGTTCTCTAGACTTTGCTGGCAAAGGTATTTGCTCCTTCTGAATCTCAATCCAAGGAGCTGTGAAGAGGGGGCTCTTAAGACATGCCACAAGTGGGTTATTCATTGAAGTCTCCTGTTGTTAAGGATTTAGTAAAACACAATTCATTTTTTGATGCAATAGGTTATGTTTGTATAGGCAGGTTGTTGTATGTTTATTCAGACTCGTCGTATTCAATAATCTCGACTACCAAATAATAGACTTGTGGCTGTCTTACTCTGAATATTAACCAGACGATAAGCCAGAAGATAAACAGTAGGATTAGGAATAAAAGAATCATTTCAATCTTCCTCAATAGGTTCGTCAGCAATGTAACGTTGACGGATATCGTGTCGATAACCTTTCATTCTCTTTACCTGACACTTGCTGCAAGTGTAACAGAGAAAGATTCCATAACCGTCATATTGAGGATCTGCATCTTGACCTGAGCCGCATGGGCATAGTCTAAGTCGACGCATTTTGCTTCTCCAGTTTCCAAAACCCGTACACGCATCTCGTACCATTACGCGATGGATCATGTGTATCGTGTATTACTCCATTGATGACTGCGGTGAGGTGTTTACTAACACGAACAACCAATCTCCCCATAGGAAGCTCATTATCTTTTAAATGAATACGGCAACCAGTGCCGATATTCATAACCGGTGTCCATATAAGATTTTGATCAATCATATAGCGTTTGAATAGTATACTATTGATATGAATACCATTACTGGCGCTATGGATACCCGCTGATGTTCTTCCTCTAGTTTTGGGCATTATGAAGTTAATCCAAGCTAACTGAGCATAAACTCTATGATAGGGTTGCTCAGTAACGATAGCAATAGCTCGAGCTGCACAGTCGCCTGCTTTCCCTTCGAATCCAGAAGCCTTACGGCCCCCATCATTTTTGATGTAATGAATCATATTTGTTTCTCTGCACAGTCAGGGCAACGACGACGTAGTTCTATAGCTGAAGCTATCGCATTCACTTTCCCTACTCCAAGTGTATCAACATACAGTAATGGAGACTTGTGATTGTAGCCACGAGCTATCATTTCTTCAACTAAAGCTTCATGTCGCAATGCAATCTTAGAAGTATCAACTAACCCACGACTTACATAGCCAGCCAATGACACACCTTTCTGAATTGTACCAACGAACATATGTAACTCGACATGTTCACCTAATAAGTGTTTTCGACACAGGATTTTAGGATCGACCATCCACATTCGCATCATGACTCTCCTTTTAGATTTTTAAGTTCATCTTCCCACTCTTCTAGATCCCAATCAAGCGGCTGATGTTGTTTTTCCCATGCGCTGATCTTGCGGCTTAGACGCTTACCGAGATCGTCCCAGTTAAATTCTTTACCAGCAATCGAAGCTTCAACAGCTTTGCGCCAGGCCTCTGGAGTTAACGACCAAGTACAATCGAACTGTGTGACATAGATGCGGGTCATAACTTGTGATGTTTCCTTGTGAACGACAATACCATAAGCATAGCATAAGCCCCCGTGTGATGCAAGCTGACTTATGGCTCGCTGGGCATAACCCTCCGCAATCAACCTATTGAAGCTTTGATGGTGATGATCGGCATGTTATAGGTCGTGTGCCTCTCCCTACCATCTGAACCCAAAGTCGATCCGAAGCAACCTCTTCAACGAATGCACGCAGCTCTGCAAGTGCTCCATTGTAGAGAGTCAGTGCGTTGTTAACATCGGCGCGAAGTTCTTGCTCACGATTATTATATTCTTCAATCGATGCACCTAGCTCACTATAGGTATCCCAAAGACTCCTCTTAAGTTTTTCGAATTGGTTCTCTTCACCTTTGTTCAGTTTGAAGGCCATGTGTTCCATCTCCATTAGAATGGTATATCTATGTCGGATTCTAGGATCTTCTTGACGTTAGTCAGAGGGGTAACAATCGAGGGAATCTCATCTGACATTTCCTCCGTTCCAAAGGCAGTGCCATCGAAGCAGAGGGCCATGATCTCTGGGTACGGCTTCTTGTTGACCCAGACGCGAATGTGTGTTGGATGATTAACCTCTTCCAGACGTTCAAGAGCTTCGTTCACTGTGGTTGGAATTGTCGAAGTCGGATTGTGCATTCGCACTCTCCACCAAGCCTTAGAGCGACGGTTAGAATAGGCGTTACTGCTCTCGAACGTTACGAACTCCGTGTACATCTTTAGACCACAGTAGTAAGAGACACGCAACGATACTGAACCCCCTTCAATCTTATCGTGGCGCACTGCACTAATGTGATCCACTTTAAAGATCTTTGTAATCGGCAGCTCTCCCTTTAGAGGGCTGATAGAGCTTGCCGCGGGAACGATATTGATCTGGATGTGGAATTCATTTCCACAATGTGGACAGACCCGGATGCTGGCATGAACATAAGTTTGACAGATATCGCAGAGCTTAACGGGGGCTGGGCGTGTTCCCTTCGACTTAGGGGGTTCCGGAATCACAGGGTCATTGATTGGTCCCAGGCGGCGCGTGTTACCAGCATAGTCTAGAACAAGACAGTCGAGCTTGCCGCTTGCTTTGATTGCAGCAGTACGCTGGTCAATTGTCTCGGTCCTGTAGCCTGGCGGATAGATAGGCCGCGTTCCGCGCCCAAGCATCTGAACCCAAAGCACAGTCGACATAGTTGGTCGCAGCACAACAATCATATCAACTTCTGGATCATCAAATCCAGTTGTTAGAATGTTGTTATTAACTAGTACTCGAATCCGACCTGCCCTGAAGTCAGCGATTGTCTTATCGCGATCTTTGCGCTTACTATGAACGCAACCCGCAGAGATTCCCATCTCGTTTAGGATCACAGTGATGTGTTCCGCATGTTCAATGCCCGATGCGAACACTAACCACTTCTTACGATCCTTACCAAGATCGATAGCTTCTTTAAGAGCCGCGACAGTGACTTCGTGTTTGTCGACTGCGACTTGTAGTTCCTTCTCAACAAACTCCCCACCGCGCAAGTGGACTCCGTCTACATTAAGCTCGGTCTTGGGTTTCTTCGGGATCAGCGGGACTAGATAGCCCTCTGCGATCAGCCTGTTGAAATTGTGGTAGTTTGTGATATCGAAGCAGAAGTCCGTAAAGATACTCGGACTTAACGATCCATCCTTATTTAGATATGGATCAGTTATCAATCCGTGCCCCATACGCCAGGGAGTAGCAGTAAGTCCAATGGCGCGAATATTCGGGTTAATCTTCGATAGTGCTGTTATGAACGTCTGATACATCGTATTGCCGCGTGGGCTAACGAGATGGACTTCGTCAATGATGACTAAGTCTATATGCCCAAATAGCTCGGGTTGCCTCCACACAGATGCGATGCCCGCAAACGTAATGGGCTGTCGAGGATTCTTTTGTCCGAGTCCGTCGCTGTAGATTCCTACAGGAGAATCTGGCCACAGAGCTACCAGCTTGTTATAGTTCTGCTGAATCAGTTCCTTAACGTGAGTCAGCAGCATAATTCTTTGGAACGGGAAGATCCAATAGACACCTTGCAGAAAGCGAGCATTTACGATAGTCTTGCCGCTGCCTGTTGGCATCGCAATAATTGGATTTCCAGTCTTGTGGGTCGCGAAGTACGCCCATATACTTTGGACGGCTTCGGTTTGATACTCACGATCTACAAAGGGTGACACGACTTGCTGCTCCATTAAAGCAAGTATAGCA